GGATACTTCTCATTTTGAGTAGCAAAGTTATAGAGCTGTTCTTTAAAGTCACTGCCTACTTTGAATACTTGTTTGTGAGCTGTGTAAAAAGCAATGATGTGGTTTGTTATGGCTTGTAAGGAATTCATAGTTCTGCTGATTTATTTATACGGTTTATTTTTTGTTGAGTGGATGTTACTTGTGTCTCAGATACTATAGCTGTTACAGTCATATTGCCTGACTCACTAGAGCTACCTCCTGCACTCATGGTTCCACCTGTGTTAGCACTGCCAAATAATTGGGCTGCTTGAGGTAAAGCTGTTGCTGCAGAAGTTCCTCCACCTCCTCCACCTGCATCACCTCCTCCACCTCCAGTGCTAGGGGTTGTACCTGGTGATGATAGTATCTGCTTTGCCTTAACTACGTTTGTAGCTATCTGAATAATACCACTAGCAAATTGTGCAATACCTGCAGCACCTGCAGTGACTCCATTCAATGGGTTAGTATTTGAAGCTGCTACTAATCCTGATATAGCCTTAGCAGTATCTATACCTATTTGAATAAGAGCACTGGCCTTGTTAAATTTCTCTAGTTTCTTTTGATCCTTAATGAGCATGCCTCCTAAGTTGGTAAGGCCATCTACTGTATCCTTAGCTAGTGATAGCTTTGCATCCCTTTCTTTTTGTGCTTCTGCTACCTTAGCATTAGAGGCCTCAATATCTATGTTTAGTAATCTATCTTTGTGAGCTTTCTCAAGTAGCTCTAGTGTCTCATAGTTACCATTAGCAGCTTCTACATCTAAAAGAAATTGAGCGTTCTCTGCTTCCCTTAATTGCGTTGCCTCATCCTGTAGAGTAAGCAATAGATCCTCTTGAGTCTTTTTCTTTTCAGCTACTTGTGCTGCTATCTGTGCTTTCTCCTGCTCATCATATATAGCTATTAGGGCAGCCTTCTGCTCTGCTGTTAAGGTAGTATTAGCCAGTGCATCTGCTCTTAGTTTATCATATTGTGCAGCCTGTGCTAACTGTTCTTTCTCAAAGCCTTCAGCCATAGCAGCAAACTTAGCATCAGCTATCATAGCATCCCCATTAATTAAGTTCTGAGCATAGGTAGTTTTGATAGCTTCTAGTTCTTTATTCTTTAATTCTTCAGCATTTTTTAAGATAAGTAATTCCTCTGCTGTTAGTTTAGTGGTAGCTGTTAATCTTAGCTCAGCTAGTTTAGCGTTGTACTGGTCCTCAGTTAATTTCTTAGCTAAGAATTGCTTATCTAATCCATCTATCTCTTTCTTTAATCTCTCATCTATAAAAGTTTTTTGGTAGTCTACAAAGGCCTGCTCCCTGATAGCTTTCTCTTTCTCCATACCATTAGCCATAAGGTCGAGAGTACTTTTGATAGTCATAGCTTCTAGCTTTTCTTTATCTGCATTGTAAGCCTTAAGATCATCTAGTTTCTCTTTGAGATTATTCTTATTGCCCTTAGTCTCTTTCTTACCTGCATCTACTTTCTCCTTCTGCTTTTTAAGCTCATCAAGATCTAGTATTTTCATTTCATTAAAGCTATTCCTTCTAGCCTCACCCATATCAGAGATTACCTTATTAGCTTTCTCCATTGCTTTATTAGCCTCTTCTGTTTTCTTTTTTCTATCCTCCTCAGATATGTTAAGGGTAGCAAGTGCAGCTATATCTAATTTCATTTTTTTAACAGTAAGCATTGACTCTGCTATCTGCTGTGTTTGATATGCAATGGATGCTTTTATCTTAGCCTTCTGTAGCTCATAAGTATTTTTACCTTCTGCTTTAGCCAGTGCTATCTTTCTATCAAAGGCACTCATCTCTTTACCATGTGCATCTGCTTGAGCTGTGGATCTCTTTTCTGTTGCAGCTATTTCTTTATCTATTCTTTCTAGTTCATTTTTACCTCTCTCTTCACCTGCATTATCAGTGAGTCCCATCCAATCTGTAAGAGCTTCAAAGCCTGCTATAAGCATATTGAGTGGCATCATCAAAGCATCTATCACTTGTTGTAATACTCCAAATTTTTTCATTAGTAATACTACAGCTACCACAATAGCCACGATAACTACTCCTAACCAGAAGTAAGGGTTAGCTAATAGCTGAGCTCCTAGCTTAAGCATCATACTACCAAGGCTACCCATCACTTTCATTAAGGCACCCATCCCACTAACTAGAGCTTTAGGATCTGTACCTTTTAGAACAGTAGCAAAAGTCTTAGCCTTAGTAGCTGCCTCTTCAAAGTCAAGGCTCATCAAACTATCTTTGATACCACCCAATCCATTACTAACCTGCTCAAATTTTGAGCCTGTAGCAAAGACAGCTACTGACTCATTAGCATCCTTTATCTTATCAGATAGTTCACCTGCTGCCTGAGACAGTCTAGCAATATCTGCAGGATCTGTAGCATTAGCAATCTCACCTTTGAGTGCTTTTAGTTCTGCTTTAATGGCACCGAGGCCAGAGACTTTTATGGGTATTTCTACTTCATTCATTTTATATGTAGTATTTAATTTCTATTGTGGTTCCGTCTAAGTATCCATCTACAAAGCCTACACCTATTTGAGTGGTGGTAACTGATACGCTATTAGAGCTTGTGGAGTATTGAGCTGATATTACTCCGTCAAAGTTTACGTTGCTAATCATGATGGTAGGCACATTAGTGCTAGAAATAAGTGAAGGCTCATAAGCATCTAAGTATCCCTCATAAGTACCTACTCCTGTTCTAGTCCAGGTTACACCACCTAAGCTATCATTTTTAACCTGCACTATAGGATCTGTTATTCCTGCCTGTGTTAAGTTGGCTATGTAGATTAATGGCACTGTGCCTGTAGGTACTCCATTTAAACTATTAACCACTAAGTGATCACCTGCTAAAGTAGTTTCACTTATGATACGATCATCTCCTGCTATCACTGATCTAGTGCCACCCACTATCACATTGCCTCTACCCATAACCATAGCTGTTGCCTGATTAGAAAATACATTAGAGGTAGTCATCCTAGTAGTGTTAATACTACTCATTGCTAACATTTGTATTGGGCCTATTCCTGCAGGTGGGTTAGGTATGTTAGGACCACTAGGTCCCATGAAGGGTGTAAAGTTAATCTCACTATCAATACTGATGAGCTCCACCTTTGTGAGCTTGTTAGCATTGGCATCGTAATCAATTACCTTATTGATATTCCACCATGAATTATCTATCCTAATCTTATCATTTAATTTCATGGCCTGGATGTCAGGCTCTTTAAGATTAAACAAAGCAGTGAGCATCTTACCATTGTTAATCTGGCCCATAGTCCTTCTCCAGTATCTGTTGTACAGGTTATTCTCTGTTAGGCTAGTAGGTTGGTAATAGTAGTAATCACAGATGGCAAAATTAATATCAAAGGTAGGAGTTAGTGGATCATCAAAGTGGCCCACCAAAGGATAGTTGGTTAAGTTAATTTGTCCTACAGATCCATAGTCATATATGTAAAACTGTCCACATGTAGCTAGTGGCTGTCCTACTGTAGTCTTATCATATAGTATCCTTATGTTAGTCTCAGGTGCTGCACCTGCTAGCATTGGTACATAAGCTCCAAAAATAGTTTTGATTACAGGAGTAGGGCTAAACAATACGGCCTTGGTAGTTACTTCCTTTACATACTCATTATCAAAGATTACCTCAGCTTGTCCATAGATGTTGCTAGTAGCATTCGTGTAAGTGGTGTTAGGGTTATCCTTATCTGCAGCGTATGTAAGTATTATTTTCTTAGAGGTGAGCTCAGGGAGAAAAGATAAATTCTGCTCCTGGTCTTTGGCCAGCTTAGCAGTCCAATCTACCTCAGCACCACTATCGTAGAAGTCATCCCTATTCTGTAGCAATAGCTTGTTGGGTTGGGTGCTATCTACCTGAGCGTAGATGTTATACATGTTAAAGATACCCTTAATGAAATCACTCTGCTTTATCTTCTTAGGTACATAATCATTAAGCTCTATAGTTCCACCTATAGCATATACTGTACTGCTAGGTACAATGCTAATTTGTATATTAGAGATAACAGCCTGTATTACTATTTGCCCTGAAGCAGGGGCCACCCCTGATGGGGAAGTTTTCCTCCAACTTCTTACAGATGGTTGGTTACCTATAACAACAGTTTGTTGGCTTACATTTAATCCTATTGTTGCTGCCGTTAAGTTATTAAGTAAAGGGTAACTAAGTGGTATGGTAGTCTGTACTGTTTGGGTTAATAAAGTAGTAGTACCATTAGGTATAGTTAAAGGACATTGAATACCATTTTGAACACCTAACAATGTAGCAGTAGGTGATGTGTTAGTATATAGATTACTAAAGATAATAGGCTGCCCTGCACTTACTCCTATAGCCGGTTTGTAATATACATTACCTGCTACACCACCGGGAGCACTACCATACAATACACCTCCTGATGTATTCACCAGGTTTAAAGTGTAAGTCATAGTAACGCTGTAATCGTAGCTTTGAGCATTAGCTGAGCTTATGATAAATGGTGTAGTGTATACACCTGTTACATCATTAAAGATACTTTGAGGATCTTCTAGCTCAGTCCATGCTGTGATGTTAATCTTAGTAGCAGCAGATTGGCTAAGAGCTATTTGTGCTATGTTAGAAAAGCCTGCCCAGTTATTAGCTCCATTGATAGTAGTGGGTGTTGTCTTTTCTGCTTTGACTAGGTAGTCATTATAATCAAAGTTATCTACCCCTCCATTGTAAGGGATTAATAGCTTTTCAAATCTATCATAGCTCATGGTAGGCCAGTCATAGGTAAAGCCAGCATCCTGAAAAATCCTATCAAAGTAACTCTTAGCAAAGATGGCAGGCTTAAACTCCTGAGTGTTATAGACAGCATCACCAGAACCAGGGAGGAAGTATTTAAAGCCATTAGCAACGGTGTTACTAAATCTAGCCACCACATTAAATGCATCGTATGGGTGGTTGTAATCTGAGAAGTCTATATCAGTTAGTTCCTTGTTAGTAATGGCTGTAAAGAAATCTGCTTTGCTATCCTTAACCAATACCTCATAAGTTACCTGCTCCTCATAGCCATCTGTTACCTGAGTCTTTACCACCCCTGTTAATTGCATTGAGCAGTCCTCCATTATTGGTATGCCATCCTGAATAATAGCACAGGTAGTAAGAGCATTAATGTTAAAGGTGCCCTCCACTATATTCACATCGTAGTAGTGGTTAAGCAGGTTGTTATTATTCTTACTGCCAGTGAGTGTGATGGTCTTAGAAAAGTTACCCTTCCTTTGGCTCACATCTCTGATATCTCCTATCTGAAAATTCAAAGGGAAGGCAGTGCCCTCTTTAACATCTAGGAAGCCTGTAGCTAGTTGTATCTTAACCATCTTATGAGTTTACTATATTGTTATTAGCTAGCTTAATAGTTACGTTCTGCTTAATTAAATTCTTATTCCTTTGGTTGTACACCTGGTAGTCACTAGTTATGATATTACAGCTTATGTACTCCTCACTCTCAGGCACATCACAGTCATTTGCATAAGAGCTTTTCTTTACATAGGTGAACGGTGAGCTGATGAGCTCAGTGAAGTAGTTAGCCATATCCATAGTCATGAAGTTGGTAGCTAGATCTATGGTAGTGTCAGTGCTTATGTAGGTGTTAGTCATACCTCTCTCAGTGAGGGCATAGTCCCAATGGTTTGAGCCATTGATAAAGCCAGGCACATCCTGATTAAACTGCTCCCGGGTTACACTACCCTTCTCATAGCTGTTAAGGCTAAAGGCAAAGCTGTTCCATGAGCCTAGCTTGTCTAGGAATAAGATGCTGTACTCAGTGCTTCTAATCCTTCTATCTAGTGTTACTCTGTATCTTGCTGAGCTCATCACCCCATTACGTTCATAGTGAAAGTCATAGTACTCAGTGGTAGGCTCTATCAAGTTACCTGAACCAAAGACCAGGGTAAGCACCCCAAAGTTATTAGGCCCTACTGATACACCACTAAGATGGTCCACAGCTGTTACGTTCTTTTCAAAGATGTTACCACCATCATTAGCAAACACCATGGTATCTGGTGCCGTTGGGGATCCATTAGCTATGCAGTTTACCCACATATCCTGAGAGAGGGTAGCAAACATATTCTTGTTACCTGCAGGGTAGTTAGTCAGGAACCTATCAGTAATGCCATTGAGCATGAAGTCCTGGTAGTTATAGCTAGGCCACTCAGCCCAATTGATAGCACCATTAAACACGTATCTGTTTAGTACCTGTGCTAGGTTTCTGTTGACTGTTTTTCTCCCATCTGCATAAGTGATATCTCCATCCTTATTGGCATTGACTATCTGAGACCATAAGCTGTTCACCACTATGTAAGCAGGGTTAGCTACTAAGACAGTGAAGAGTCCTTCTAAGTTGGGGTTGGTTACACCTGCACCTGTTTGCACTATATTGATTTGATCGCCTACCACAAATGTGTTAGCTACGTTTATTCTCACCCTTCCTGCATAGGGAGCTGTTACCCATTGAGTGAGTGCTGCAGTGTAACTAGTGGTAGTCAAGTACTCCTCCCCTATCCTTACATCATATTTGTAATGGGATCCAGGTGCATTATATACTGAGGTGTTATTCAAGTTCAAGTCATAGCTTACCTTAGCCTGTAAGAGCTTCGATAGATCTATCTCTCCAAAGCCCGTAGCATATGTTGGCAGCACCCTGTACTCTGCTATCTTATTTGTGGTACCACTCTCATAGATATCATAGATAAACTTGAAGCCCTGCAGATTAACATTGCTACTGCTGTAGATGTACTTTACAGGGTTGTATGCAGGAACTATTACTTGTGGGGTTGCTTGTGCTACTAATGCCATTACTTCTCTTTACCTATATTAGCGTCATTACTATTATTGTTTTTAAAGCCACCCATTGCTATGAGGTAGGCATGATCTAACATGGCCAGATGTTGTTGCATCCGATCAGGTCTATTGAATACTATCCTCACATGCTTGCCGGTCTTATGGTGGATGTATGCCTGCACCACTTGTATCTTATGTAGCGTATCAGAATGCATAGTAACTATCATCAGTGTAGTACTCCTGCCTTATGTGAGTAGTGGCGTATCTTATTGCATCCATGGCATCATCAAATAATTTGACAGGCTCATCTGTTATGAAGTCCCCTATCTTCTTCCATTTGTAATTCTCATACTCTCTCTTTACTGCCTTATCATCCTGGCATATTACCCCAAAGGTCTTAAGGTTGTCTATCCCTTTCTTAACTACCTTGTTCGCATTCTGAACATCATACCCTGCTATGTTCATTTCTTGTATGATTTCTGGACGTGAGTAATCTGCTAGGATGGTTACAGTCTGTTCTATCCCTAGGGTGCCTAACTTCTCTATGAGCATGGTGGTAGTCAGGTAGCTCTCATATATCACAGGCTCTATGTAGATATCATTATCACAGTAGTATACCCTCATCAGAGCTGTGGGGTGATTGTATCCAAAGTCTAAGCCGTATACGTACTTGACAAACCTAGCAGGCCTATGAGCTACAAAGGACCAGTTGCTGTAGATGTTACTCTTGCTTGTTGCCTTCTCACCTAGAGCATAGATCTGATACAGTGCCTCATCTGTTCTCTTAAGGTCTTCGATCTGTGCCTTAATGCTATCAGGTAGGAAGGGGTTATCTTTGTAGGTAGACTTTATCAGGGTGCTCTCCTCAGCAGGGAGCTCATACAGCCACGATACACTATCAGATGGGTTGTAGTCAAAGATTAGCTTGTCCTCTGTTCTCATGTTAAGCTGAGTGAAGTCATCAAAGTACAGCTCATTAGCTTCATTACACCAGGCTATATCCCTCTTCCTACCCCTTATCTTCTGCTCATCATCCACTGAGAAAAACTCCACCATAGATCCATTGCCAAAGGTGTAGATGTGCTCAGACTTATTGTGGCTCTCCTGCTTGTATAGGCCTATATCTTTTAGTATCTCTATGAAGTCCCTGAGCACTGTAGCACGTAGGGCAGGGAAGGTCTTGCGTATCACTGACACCACCTTGTTATTATTCTGCAGGCAGTAGATGATCATGAGTTGACAAAGGCTGTAAGTCTTAGAGCTTCTACTACCACCCTCATTAATGATGAACCTCTTATCACTTAAGATGGCCTCATAGTTCTTCTCAAAGATGGCAGTCGCTTTTATATCCATAGCAAAGCTAGTACCTAGTTAGATACTATATAGTTATTATTATTATTATACTACTTAACTATAGTAACAGTTATAGCAGATATCTTCTCATCACCACTGGTAACATCTGTGTGCTCTTTCAGTGCATTTATTCTTTGAGTGATGGATGCATTATATTGCCCCACCATTCCACCTTCTATCTGATCCATTCTAATTGCTTCCTCTATGCGTGAGCAGATTGTCGCATACTCAGAATATCGCCCATCAGTATTAGCAAAGTAATCTTGAACACTACACTCTTTATCAGCAGCATAAGTCCTAAATCCTACCTGAGTTAAAGGTCTCTCTAATGGGATAGCTGTAGCCTCACCTGTTTTAGTAGATAAGCTGTAAGAGTATCTAGGTGTAGACTTACACCAGGATCTGTATCCCTCAAATAGCTCCCACATTTTCTCAGGAGTTTCAATATGTTTAGGCCTCACTGTCTTTCTCTTTTTTCTCTTCGTTATCTACCCCTTTATACTTTGCCTTAGGAGTGCTCTCTTCAAATAGATAACCCAATCCTTTAGATGTATAATACTTGTGATCCTTAGCAGTCTCTTCTGTTACTGTAAAGCTGGTCTCAAAATTACCATTATACATAGTAATATACTTACCTAGGTGTTCCGTCTTTGTCTTCATATTGTAATAAAATTAAAAAAGTGTAATATAATGCTATCCAAATTCCTGCTGCCCTACTAGCCCATATATAATCTAGGGTAAACAAAGCAAGTCCACAGCTCAGAGCTGTAATTAATGACAAGATACTAATAAACTGACTCGGTTTCATACCTATATTGTAATTTGTTTAGGTTTTGTTTTAATTCTTTGATCAGGTAGTAAGCTGAGGTGTGGGTGATACCGAAATATGTAGCCAGTGCTCTGCTTGTTATGTACCCTTTATCTATATATGCCTCAAATACTATCCTCTGCACCTGGTCTACTATCTCTGATCTGTAGATTTCTATCAATCCCTTATTAAAAGAGTAGGTTCTGTCCTCCCTTATCTTATCTGCTAGCTCATCATCCTCTATTCTATCCGGGGAGTTATCTATTATAGCTGTTACCCTATCATCTTTGTGGCTTTTAGATGTACTCCACAGGATCTGATACTTAATTGTGTTCAGTAGGTATCCCTTTACCTTATCCTCATCTGCTGTGTAATCATTTATAGTAAGTACATGAAGGTAACTGTTGTTAATGACTGTATCAGCGTCTATGTAGCTACCCATCTTAGATAGAAAGTAGGCAGTGTATGCCCTCACTTCAGGGTAAGCCCTACTAATGTAGTTGTCTAAGAGCTTTTTCATACCATATCATAAAATCTTTGTACCATATCCTTCTCCTAACAGATGCACAGAAGCACTCTCTAGGTTGCACCCCATCATACTTAGTTCTAATCTTATATAAAGCTACACAGCTGTGCTTAGAGTACCTGATATTCTCAGGTAGTAGCTCTATTTCAGCTATACGGTCTATCTCAGTTTGTTCAAACATTCATCTAATATAAAAGCAAGCAGTGCAGCCTGACAAGCCAGGATAAAATCAAAGGTACAAATTAATGTAAGCCAAAAAGCCACACATTTAATACATCCTAGTGCAGAGTGTATATGTATGGCTATTGGGTACTTTGTGTTATACTTAAAAAAGTAGTCTATAGTTGCCTGTATTGGTTCAAAATTAGTAAACCACCAAGCTAAAGGTATAAGAGCTAGTAATATCATAGCTCAAATATAGTAATTTAATTAGAACGGTAGATCATCCTCCTCTAACTTGAATGGTTCTGCAGGTGGTGTTAATACTGCTGGCTTTACATACGGCTCTTGAAATGTAGCACTAAAGTACTTCATACCTGACTGTGATGTTTTAAGCCATAGAGCTACCTCCATCTCTTTACCATTAACGTTTACCTTCCCTTTGTAGTCGGGTTGAGTCTCTGCTGTCTTTTTATCATTTTTAAAGATAGCTCCTGTGTTGTTCTTTGTTTCCATTGTTAATTATTGTTAATTATTGTTAATAAATACATTATTGTACAGTACCACCCCCACACTATGGCAGGGGCTAGTAGTATTGATAGTAGCAAAATCATAACCTTCTCTCTTTAATGATAGGTAACTCTTCTCCATATAGCCTACATGTAAGCTCTTCTGCATACTTTATGGCCTCTTTGGCTATATACTTAGCTGATACGCCTGCACCGTTGTTTATTAGTGCCTGCATGGCTAATAGGATAGCATCTTCTTTAAACTCTTCTCTTGATCTCATAGTTTTTCTATTTCTTGTTTAACTTCTTCCCAATAATTTGTAAATACACTTGTATGTGAATTTTCTAGTATCTCATCTACTGCTATTAATGCACATTGTTTAGCACAATAATCATCAACTGTTACTTCAAAATTTCTCATAAATAATTCCTTTGCTTTCTCCTGTGCTGTCATAACTGTGTTATTAGTTCATTAAAATACTCCCTGCACTGTTCTACCCTCACCTTAATCTGCTCTATCACCTCCTCATCCCTTTGTATTACAAAAGTCTTGACTCTCTTAGCATCAGGAATATGGTTGAAGCTGTGTTGTTTTTGCACCTGGTCTCTAAGATCTAAACTCTCCTCCATTAGCCCTAACTTGTAGTGAGCACTCTTTACCTCCTGCTCTACTATGGCATGGGGTGTATTGGTTAGGCAGTAGCAAAGTAAGGCCTCTTGTTTATCAGTTAGCCACATATACCCTTGCAGTTGGTAAAAATACTCTTTGTTAGGGCACTCAGTATCGAACCAGGGGAAGGTGCTACCACTCCATGAATTTTTCACATCCACTAGCACCTGATCTGTAATTACATCGGGAGTACCTGTTAGCCATTCATTACTAAAGTTCTCCTCATTCTTAAATAAGAAACCTTTATCAATTACATCCATTACAAAGCTGAGGCACATATCCTCACATTCGTTGCCCTTGTCAGTATACTTACTAGTAAACTC